AAGCTATACTTGATATGACTACTCTGTTAATCATGCACAACGCACGGCATGACTTGATGTGGTTGTGGGAGAGCGGCTACACCTATGACGGTGATATCTACGACACCATGCTTGCAGAGTATATATTGCAGCGAGGGCAGGGCGCACCCCTGTCACTCAAGCTTATCGCTGAACGGCGTGACCTAGATGTAAAGAAGGGCGACTACCTTAGTGACTGCCTAAAGAAAGGAATCAACACCAATGAAACGGATCTCACCCAACTCACTGACTATCTCGTGTCTGACATTCTTACTACTAGCGAACTGTTCCGTGCCTTGGAAAGAGACTATTCCCAGCCCGAAAGTCAGTCCCTCCACACAGTCAGAGACGTTACCTTCGACACCTGCAAAACCCTTACCCGCATGCATATGTCAGGAATCAGAGTCGATCTTCCAAAGCTACAAGATGTTCGAGTAGAGTTTGAGGATGAACGCTCTGAGTTAGAGACAAGACTTCACACCAAGGTACGTGAGATCATGGGCGACACGCCTATTAATCTAGGCTCCAATGAACAGATGTCTCAGGTTATCTTTAGCCGCCGCATGAATAACAAGAAAGAGTGGGCAGATCTGTTTGAGTTTACCAAGAACATTGAGGAGTACAAGTCAGCAGTCAAAGCCAACAGCAGCCCCATCTATCGCACCAAGGCTTTCACTTGCCCAACCTGTGAGGGTGAAGGCAAAACGTACAAGACCAAGAAGGATGGCACAAGGTTTGCTAAGCCTAACAAGTGCAAGGACTGCGACACCCGTGGCTTCCAACTCAAGAACACAGAACAGATTGCTGGGCTACGTTTCTCTGCGCCTAACAAGAAGTGGGTCAGTGCCAATGGGTTTAGCACCAGTAAAGAGAAGCTGGGTTTGCTTATTGCTACGGCTAAGACACACAAGAAGTATGAGGCCGTGTCTTTCTTAGAGGATCTACAACGGTACAACGCTATCAGCAGCTACATCTCTACGTTTGTGGATGGTATTGAGCGTTACTCCAAGGACGATGGCTTCCTCCATGCCACACTGACTCAGAGTGTCACAGCTACAGGTCGTTTCAGTGGCAAGGAACCTAACATGCAGAACATGCCTCGTGGTGGTACGTTCCCTGTTAAGAAAGTGTTTGTGTCACGCTGGGAGGGTGGTGAGATATGCGAGGCTGACTTTGCCCAGCTTGAGTTCCGTACCGCTGCGTTCCTAGCACAGGATGAAGTCGCTATGGAAGAGATCAACACAGGGTTTGACGTACACAGCTACACTGCACAGGTTATCTCTGATGCGGGACAGCCTACGTCACGTCAGGAAGCCAAGGCTCATACCTTTGCACCTCTCTTTGGGGCTACAGGGTATGGCAGATCTAAAGCGGAGGAAGCGTACTACATCCACTTCACTGAGAAGTATCGGGGTGTGGCTAATTGGCACAAGAACCTAGCGGATGAGGCACTACGCTTCAACAAGATTACTAACGTGTCAGGCAGGCAGTATGCTTTCCCTGATGTACAACGCAGAGACAATGGTAGCGTGACTTACTTTACCATGATTAAGAATTATCCAGTGCAGGGTTTTGCTACGGGTGACGTGGTTCCTGTTGTACTCAATGAGATGTACAAGAGACTTGAACCCATGCAATCCTGTCTGGTTAATACCGTACATGACTCTACAGTTATTGACGTTCACCCTAATGAGAGAGAGCAAGTATTAAATATGATAAACGATATGAATGAGGGCTTGACTAATCTGGTTGAGTCAGTGTATGGAATACGAATGAATGTACCACTACTTTTAGAAGCTAAAATCGGCCCCAACTGGCTTGACACAGTGGATGTGTAGTGTATAACTAGGTACTCTTTGACTCTATTAAAAGGATATAGAAATGAGCAATGAACTGCAAATCGCAACAGATCGTGGACAGTCTATGGCTGAACTTATGGGTGTATCTTCTGCACCTAGCCAACAGGCTACGCCATCTATTGCACGTGTCGGTATGATCCACCAGCCTATCATGGGTGAGGTGGAGTTTAACGGCAAGACAATCAAGACAGAGGTTGTACCTGTAGGTGCATTCACTCTGACACAAGGTGACGATAAGGTGTATAGCAATGGCATCACCTTTCGTGTATTCGCTCAGCGCAACCAGTGGCAACGCTGGAACAGTGAGACAGAAGAGATGGAGAAGTCCGTCATGTCTAACTCACTCAACGGTGACATGAAGGATAGCATTGGTGGCTTCAACTTGGGGCGTCCCACTGGTTACATTGAGGACTTCCAATCACTGCCTGATGCTACCAAACAAATCATGCGCTCAGTCAAACGTGTTAAGGTATTCTTTGGTACAGTAACACTAGACAACCCCGTGAATGACAGGGGTGAGCCAGTGACAGGTAACTACACTGATGTGCCTGTGGTCATGGACGTTAAGAACCGTGACTCACTCAAGAGCATTGATGCTGTACTGAATGGCCTTAGCCGTAAGAATCTACTGCCTATCATGTCCACCATGAAACTGTCTGGCGTAGAGGATAGCATCCCTACAGGTGCTAAGTTTGGTAAGATCGAAGCCAAGCTGGGAAGCAGTGTTGATCTGGCTGACAGTGACAATGACACACTCAAGGACTTCATTGAGCTTGTAGAATACATGAACGGTAAAGTTCTGGATCTACACAATGAGCGCAATGGTGCTGGTATCTCTGACGAAGATGCTGCAGTCGTTAAGGACATCATTGACAACGACTTCATTGAGGTGGGCTAATGAACCATCCCGCTGAGTTAAAAGTCTTCAACTTCTTACAGAAGGCTATGGCTGGCGAGAGTACTATGACAGAGGAGGTGGCTAAGCAAGTCGCCTCCGATGTCGAAGCTGCCTTGTATAAGCAGTTTGATAGTGGCCCTCGTGATAAGTTCCGCTTACGCATGTCTAACATTGGCAAGCCTAAGTGCCAGTTGTGGTTTGAGAAGAACGATCCAGAAGACAAGACACCTTTCCCTCCTGCGTTCCTGATGAACATGATCCTTGGCGATATCGTTGAAGCTGTGTTCAAGGGTGTGCTTCGCTCTGCTGGTGTGGAGTTCAAGGACAACGACAAGGTTACACTCAAGCTACCCAACGGTCAGGAGATCAAGGGTGAGTATGACATGGAGATGGATGGGCGCATTGACGATGTTAAGTCTGCATCCCCATGGTCATATGATAACAAGTTTGCATCCTTCGATACTCTCGCACAGGGTGACAGCTTTGGCTACGTGGCACAGCTTGTGGGCTACGCAGAGGGCGCTGGGAAAGAGGTAGGTGGCTGGTGGGTAGTCAACAAAGCAAATGGACAATTCAAGTATGTAGACGCCTCTGAGGGAGTGGATAAGGAAGCAGTGCTATCTGAGATCCAAGCTCTCGTAGACTACATAGATAATGATGAACCCTTTGAGCGTTGCTATGAGCCAGTAGAAGAAACATTCTACCGTAAGAAGACAGGCAACTGGGTACTACCCTCAGGGTGTAAGTTCTGTAGCTTCAAGCACAAGTGTCACACTAACTTGCAGCCACGTCCTAGCATCCCTAGTAAGTCAAAGAACCCACAGGAGGTTGACTATACCTACGTTGCTCCTGAGTATCTAGATGGCTAGAGTACACAACAAACGTATGTATCGCAGTGGTCTTGAAGTAGAGGCTGCTGCGTACCTCAAAGATAGGCAGAAGAAAGTAGCATACGAAGAGCTAAAGATTGAATGGGAAGATCTAAAGTATCGTACCTACACGCCTGACTTTGAGTTAGACAACGGTATCATAATTGAAACCAAAGGGATCTTTTCCGCTGCAGACAGACGCAAACATATTGAGATACAGAGACAGCATCCAGGTTTGGATATTAGATTTGTTTTTAGTAATGCTAGATCACGCCTTTACAAAGGGGCTAAGAGTAGATATTGCGATTGGTGTGACCAGAAGGGTTTCCTGTGGGCGCATCGTGTGATACCGGAAGAGTGGCTTAAAGAAAAGGGTAAGCGTATGAAAGATCAACGTGTCAAAGTAAAGAGGAGAGAGTAATGGCCTACGAGATTAAAGCTGGTGACATAGCCATTGTACTATCCCCTATAGTTGAAGAGGGTGAATGGACAGGTAGGATCAAGACAGGCATGGTGTTTGGCTCTGCTGGTTCTGAGGATGGCATGAGGGCTGCACTTGATGAGGCACTTACTATGTCTGCCGCACAACAGTTCTTAGAGCTTTACCCTGATGCTTGGGAGGACTTCGTTGAGATACGCCAAGACATTCTGCAAGAGATGTTCCCAGATCAATATGCTCAAGCAGAGGAAGAGCTAGAAGCAGACAAGGCGGTTGAGGTAGAGGGTAACGTCTACACACTAGGCCGTTGGACTAAGACAGAGGGAAGTGCATGAAGAAGTTTAGCGTTACCTTTGTTGCTAAGGTAGATAAGAATAATAACATACTATCATCTTACGAGGATAACCATGAGCAGGACATTTACGACTTGATAACAGATGTTATATATGATGTAGATGATGTGGAGATAGAGAACTTAAACGTGAAGGAGAGACAATGATTACTCAAGAAGACATAGATGCTTTTGCTGCTATGACAGATGTTAACACTCAGGATTATTCCTATTGGGTTGAGGGTAAGATCGTCACAGAAGGAGAGACACGCTTAGTGGAGAACACACTAGGCTTAGTAGGTGAGGCTGGTGAGGTAGCAGAGAAGATTAAGAAGATGCTACGTGACTCCAATAAAGTCACACCAGATGAGATCGTAAAAGAGTTAGGTGACGTTGTATTCTACGCTACAGCCCTAGCTAATTACTTTCACAGTGACCTCACAGAGGTACTGCAGACTAACATGGACAAACTAAACAGCCGTGCAAGACGTGGTGTTATCAAAGGATCAGGGGACAACCGATGAGCAATCAATTACCAACAGACTACCAATCATTCATTCACAAGTCACGCTACGCCAAATACTTTGACGGAGAAGGCCGTGAGTCATGGAGCAGCACAGTAGGACGCTACATGGACAATGTAGTGCGCCGTGTTACAGGT